GATTGCTTTGCTCTTGTTTTAGATTTACCACCGACTGGGATGATAAATTTCATTCTATAAGATGAATTTGTAACTGCCCAAATTACCCTGGTGTGTTCCATTATTCTCATCAAGTTAAATGATCTTACTAGACGTTCTAAGTAACTTACCCTAGACGCTGTAGTAATTGATGAGTATGAAATATAAATGACCTGTGCATCATATAAGACTCTCTCTTTAATTGGATCGTCTTTAAATTGTGTCCATACTTTTTTACCATCGTCTTTATTATATCCAGGTACTAAGGTTATTGGATCAATTTCTTTAAATCCAATAATTTCAGTTTGATCTGGATTATAAATAATTTCAAAAGATAGATAACCATCAACTAAGAATTTTCTAAAATAATACCATGCTGATTGATCTTGTGTAAATCCAAAGTATTGGTAAATATCTCTAAAGGATTTATTTAAGTATTTTTGTACGTCGTCACTAACATCCATCCCGATAATTTCAGGATTAACAAAAAAGTTTTTGTTATCATATACAACTGACTCATCACATAAGATATCTAAAATATCTTCAATTTCATCATAAGTTGAAAAAGCTCGTAATTCATCACGTTTAGTTTCATATCCCTTATCGAAGAAAGGAATATTCTTACGCATATTAGTATCAGACATAGAAAGAGCTGCAAAAGCGCCATACATATCATCACTATCTAATCCCATCTGGTTCATTTGGCCAAAGCCAATTGCATCTTCCATTGGGCCAATTGCCTGTGATTGTCTAAGTACTAAATCATCATAATACATACCAAAAGAACTCAATTTCTTTAATTGATCTTTTAGTGTAAATGATTTTTTATTGTAACTTAAAGGGCCATTTCTATCTACGAATCCTGCCATTGTTATTATTTTATTATATTTATTTATATATTCATTTTTTATTAGCTAAAAAACAATCTTCTAATTTCTGCAATTGTTGTACCATTTAATTCAATAAAGTCGCATAATGCAATATCTGGCCATTTAGAATAGGTAACAACATTTTGTCTTGATTTTCCACTAGGTATATATTGTCTAATCGCAAAATCACAACCAAATTGTTTAAGGTATGTTGACATTCCTTCATATGTTATTTTTAATGGGGATTGTCTTAATGCATTTTCTCTACCAGAACCAGTATTCGCACTTTTTATTTGAGCTTCCATTTTATTATATAGATCATCTAAAAGTTTTTCTTTTACTGTGACAGGTAATAGGTTTAAATTAACACCTAAATCGTTTTCACCTTTACTTCCAATTGCTAAAACAACTGGATTTTTATCAAACCATTGCAGATCGATTGTGGATGGTTTATAATCAAACACATATACTTTACCTGGTTCGAATCTACCTGATGTATGCATAACTTCGTTTAAATACCTGGATTTAATACTTTCTTTAAACCAAGCCTCTGCTGTTGATCTGGCTTTATTTTTGCTGCCAGACTCTTTAATTAATTCCTTTATTTTTTTCTTAACGTAACCCATTTAATATAGTATCTTCTGTTAGCACAATAAACTTGTAATTTCTACCATCGCAAAACTCCTTTGCTGCATTATATTTATCCATATTTTTTACATATTGTTCGGCTAGGAATTTATAAGAACTAAGTGCTTTTTTAGAATTAGTCTTAGGGGGCTGTGGTTTAGTTATCTGTGACTTTGGTTTAATTTCAACAATATATTCGAGTGTCTCTCCACTTTGTTGTATTTGTTTAAAATAAAAGTCAGGATAGTATTTATGAGCCTTTGAATCCTGCCTTGACCAGTATTTAATCTCTACTGGTTCACTTGACCACTTTAATACTTTGTCATTCATATCACACCAAATACAGAACTTACGCTCCCATGAGCTCCTATATATTATCGGAGTGGGACCTACATATTTTTCAGGAAATACAGGGACGTAATACCCCTGACTGAATCCTGAGTTCTTTGTTGGTTTGAGATTCTTTATTGACATTTATAAAGTGTAGATTCCTCCGCCTTCTCCATCTCCTCCGCCGTTTCCGCCGATTGAAATAGTTCCACTATATTTTTTAGGATGAATCTTGTTCCAACCTTTAGCATATCCACGTTTTGCAATCTCAGTAAAGTATGCAAATGCATTTGGATATTTAGGGTTAAAGTTACGCCAGTATTTTAAAAGATCTAACATTGCAAACTGAAGACAGTCATTACGATCATCTTCTCTTGCATATCTCATTTTATTAATAGTCTTTTCAGCTAGAAGAATTAACATCTTCTCAGCTTCCGGTGTTAGCTTATCTGCGTCTTTGGATAAGACCATTTGAGCATAGAAGTCTTTATTGTTTAAGTAATTTTTCTTACGAGCCATTGTATTTATTTATTTAGATATTATACATTAAAATGTTAGTTTGTTTCTAAATAAAAAAAGAGACCCGCTAGGATCTCTTCTTCATGATTGTTGTGTTTAAAAAATTATGATTGTAATTCAGCAATCTTAGTTTCCCAATTTAAAATCTCTTCATTAATTAAAGAGTCTGCTGCTTTTATTTCTGCGATCGACTTATCAGCTTCAGCTAATAAACCTCTTTGGTCTTTTAAGAATGCAACAAGATCTTGATAAGATTTTATTACTGCTTCGTTTTGAGCTATTTCTTGAGCTTGACCAGTAACTAATTCATTTAAGAAAGTTATTGCTGATAAACCAGTTTGTTCATTTACAAATTCTACTGCTGCGTTTGCGTTAGTAGCTTCAAAGAACTTTGCAATCTTGTTTGTTGTGTTAAATCTAGAAACATATACTTTTTCTTCGATTTTAAATAAGTTAACAATATTGTTGTTTCCTTCAAAAGTTGCTGCAAAATCTAAGTTTACAAAGTTTTCTACCAATGTTGGTAAAGATTCGAATAAATCTGCAGTGCTTTTATTTTCATATCTCACTAATCCACTTGATAATACGTGTTTTGTGAAATTTTCAATAACAGTATCTCCAACTTTAAAAGAATTTTCTGTTAAGCTATAAGTAAATTTAGAAGCTCCGTGGAACCATTTTACTGTAGTTGGTGAAAATTCAAAAGATTCAAAAGCTGCAATTGCATTTCCTAAAGTAGAATCAATAGATTCAGTTTCTGTAATTGTATTGTCGTTCATTTCAAAAACTCTACCATTAACGTAAAACTTAAAAGCATTTTCTGTTTTTACAAATGGGGCTAAAATATTAGTCATCATATTATTTATTTTTATTTTTATTATATATCTTTTATATTATTTAGTATTTTCGTCGATTACAAAGGTTTCACCCGGTGTATTTAGACCAGCGTCTTCTGTTGGAATAGTTGTTGAGTTGATTTCAAACATTCTATTACCTGCATGTCTTTCGCTTTCCCAATCAAACGAAGGGATTGAAGTGTTAATTTCTAACGGGAAGGTTATTTTATATTTATCTTTGTCTTCGAATGTAAAATCAATAGGTCTTTGTATATCATAATCATCCGGCATTGCATAATATGAGTTTAGTCTATATGTTGCTTCGTTTAAGTGACCGACTTCGACATTAAATGAATTTGATTTATATAGTTTCTTAATAATCATCTCGGTTACCTTGAATGCATCTAATGTCGAACTAACTAATATTTCAACGTCTAACCCTAGTGTGATAGGAATCATCTCAAACTCTGTTGAGTAACCTTCCATAGCACCTTCTTTATTCATTTTAGTATAGGTACCCATATTTCTTTTATTAATTAATTTACCAGAGTCAATTGACATACTAGTTAAATTAACTACTCCACGTGGAACTGCATCATAATTTGCATCTGCGAACGCCTGGTTCGGATGGCAATCTACGCCAGTTGTTGTTGTGAATAGAAAATTATCTCGTAAGAATTGATCATCTCCTGTTATTGAGTAATAAAAAGGAACATCGATTGATACGCGATCATTCTCATTTAATTGTCTCCAAAAATAAACCTTGTTATTTAAGTCGGCTAATAAACCTATAATAACGTGGCGTACTACGCTATCATCTGAATTGTATTTTAAATTGTAACTTGCCATATAAGTTTATATATCTATATTATTCTATGGTTTCTATATCGAATTTAGAAAATCCATTCTCTTTATATATTTGGATTTTCTTATCAAATAATTCATGAGGTAAAACCGAGTGGTTTATTACAAATGTATTTATTTTACTTTCTTTAATAACTTGAGATAGTATTTTTAAGATGTTGTGAACTCCATCGGCATCAACTGAACTTAACAATTCATCTAAGAATAGTAGGTTTAATTGTGGAAAACGTAGTTTCAATATTTTAATAATTGCTATGATAATAATAAAGTCTGCCTTCTTACGCTCACCTGTTGACAATGTCATTGGATTAATCTCTTCACCTAAATGATTAATAATACAATTAAACTTTTCATCGAATCTTATATGAAATGATAAATGCATAGTTTGAGCCATTGCAGCAATATTTGTATTCAATCCCGGTAAGATTGTTTTAATTGCCAGGTTCTTAACACCATCCTCACCTAAAATATCTTCTAGATTTTCTAAGAAATAGTATTCACTATTAACTATCGATTTTGATTTGGTTTTTTCAGATTCTTGAACCTCAAAGCCATCAATCAAAGATTGCATATGTGAATAGCTATCCCCTTTGTTTAAAGATTCTTTTATCTTTATTAATTCACCTTTAAGACTTCTAATATTTGTATTAATAACTGAAACTTTATCTCGAACTGCTAAATCTTTGTTTCTAAGAGATTCCATATCTTCCTCTATCTGAACTACTTTCGCTTGTTCTGTTGCTATTTTAGAAGGTAGAGTTTCTATACTATGTTCTATCTCTGATTTACGATCAGTGTGGAATTCAGTAGATAACTCTCCCTCACATGTCGGGCATGTGTTATTTTCGTATAAGCTTAGTTTTTTAGTAAGAGATTCTAGTTCATACATTAATTTTGTTTTATCATCAGTTGACGACCTCCAATCTAAATTAACCTTTGATAGGCTTTCCGAAATTGTATTTTGTGCATGCTCTAGCTTGGCTTTATTAGCAGTATATCTAACTAAAGAATCCTTTAATTCTTGAATTTTAGCCTTGTCCTTTTCATTAGACTCTGCCATCAATTCATTTAACTTCATATTAACTGAAGTAATATTTTCATCTAACTGAGTAAGTTCTCTCTCATATATGTCTAAATCAACTTTCAAGCTTTTGCGCTCTTCTTTAATGTTTTGTTGCATTTCATTCAAGATAGAGAATCCAAACATCCTATCGATGATTTGTTTTTTATCATTATTAGTCATTGTTAAAAACGACTTAAAATCATTAACTGATAAAATAATAATATTTTTAAATACATGATATGGAATTCCAAAGATCTCTTCTTCTAAATATTCCTGTACTGATCTTTTACCTGCTTTATCAAATTCAATTCCATTCAGCTTAACTTCAAATTTACCAGGTGCTAATCCTCTTTCAATAGAAACCTCAGTGGTTTTACATTGTAGATTAATTTTTACCCATAGTTCTTTATTAATACGATTAGGCAGATCAGCCATTTTTACGCCTTCTACCTTACCATATAACGCATACATAATCGCATTTGCGATTGTAGTTTTACCATGGCCATTTTTACCAAGTGTTAGAAATAATTCTGAATTGTCTTCTTCGAATTCTAACCGTTGGATTGAATTTCCATAACTTGCAAAATTCTTAAACTCTATAGATTGTATTCTCATATTTCACTATCGTAATTATATGCACATAAATCATGCAGTCTCTTTATCCTATCCTTGATCTGTAACTTTGTTTCATCGTCCTTTGACATTCCATCAATATACATATTACAAAGATGCAGGATATTGTAGTTTTTATATAGGTCTTCGATTTCTTCCATGTCATACATGTCTTTATCGATAAAAGTATCTTGTTCGTATATGTTCGGTTCTATCTTTCTACCAACATTTTGGATTTGGTTGATAAATTTAGAAAGTGAATTACTTGCAGCAACGTGAGAAGGTACGAATAGATCAACAAAATTATTTTCAATCTGCTCTTTAAATTCACCAAGAGTAACATTGTAAAGGCTTGTAAGATATGTTTTCACAAACTTTGGTGATCTATCATTCTCGAAGAAAGTTTCGCTCATGTCACTTAAATCAATCAGGTCAAATCCTTTTGCGTTGTTTGCATCAGATCTAGTTAATTGATATGGAACACCAACCATTCTTAATTTACCTTTATTTTGTCTATAGTGAATATGACCAGACCAAACTCCATCAAAATTATCATATGAATTTGCTTCAACTCCGTGTAAATTAGTAACCTTTGAATTTAATTTAATTCCACGAACCTCAGAATGACAAAATACCATATTTGCTTGAGGATATTCTGCTAAAGTTTCAACTTCATGTTCTGTATCTCTTCTCCAAGGCATTAACAATACCTTCTTTTCTCCCCAATTAAAAAGCTTAGGTTCTTTATAAATCTGAACATTTGGAATCCACTTTAAACTATCGATTGAAGTAACATCATTACTTTTCTTAGCCCATATATCGTGGTTTCCGCAAATAATATGAGTTGGTAGGATTTCACCTAATCTTTCAAATAAATTTACAGCATAATTTAATACTTTTAAATTAATACTCTGTCTATTATCAAAAGCGTCTCCAACCTGTATAAGAATATCTCCAGGTCTTACTTTTTCCTTAAGCGTTGGTATAAATACATTTTCATAGAAATCTTTTTGGATCTCTAACCATTCCATTGAATTAGACCGGACTCCTAAATGCATATCGCCTAAAACCCAGATCCTTTTTACAGGTTTCTTTAAGATTTTATTTTCAATCATTTTAAAATAGTCTATTTATATTCTTCTTTTGTAGTATGTTTGTTCTAGCGTCTAGTTCTTCAATTAACTCTTCTTTGAATTTATTTCCAAGTGACTGGTAAAAACGAGTAGGATTTACATTAAAGTAATCGCACATTTCTGAGAATATATCTACTAGTGAATGTGCTGTTCTAGTTTCGTCTGATATAAACTCATAGACTTCATTAATATCTATTTTATTTAATTTAACAGTCTGGTGGAATTCATCAATCTTATTAAATTTTTTAAATCTAGAGTTTGTAATTAATGCATGAATCTCGTCAGCTATTAATTTAGTTTCTATTTTGTCTTCTTCGGACCTGTTATCGACGGATCTAGGTGCAAGAGCAAAAGACATCGAAGTATCAAATTCATATTCTGTTTCCTCAAACGTATTATCGAATATCTTATCTCTTTTAGTTCTTCCTTGTGTTGTTTTATCTGACATTATAAACTGTGTATATTTGAGTTAGTTGTTTCATCGGTTTCAGTAAGTCTCATGTAATTGTAGTTAATCTCTAACTTACATTTAGTTCCTTTACCTTCACCGTCCCTGATCTTCAGGATTTTTAACCAATATTCATAACTAGATCTCATTAAGTCATCTTGTATAATACCTAACATCATATCGGCTGTGTGTGATAGACCTGCAGATTCTGCAACGTCTCCCATTCCGATATCACTGGAGTTATAATTATTTCTATTAATTTGGGTTGCAGTTACGATTAACCAACCGTTCCTAGTTCCCATTGCTCTTAAATCTTCAGCAATTTGCTTAATTTTTAAGTATGTGTTTTCACTGTTTGGATTTCTAAAGTTTGCAAGGATATTAATATAGTCAATTACAATTGCACCTAATTTAATCCTACGCTCTTCTTCAATTTGCTTTAAATAAGCTTCAATATCTGTAACTGTTGCTTGTGAAGTTGGAAACTGCTTAATAAATAATTGACCTGGAGGTGTTAAACCATCTCCAACAGTTTCAATCTTTCTTTTCATTAAATCACGATTCTTTGCCTTCTCATCATAGTCATTCATTTGAATGCTTAGTAAATTAGCACCGATTCTTTTTAAGACTTTAGGAGCTGACATTTCCGCAGAAATAAAAGCCGTATTAACTCCCATCTTTACAAAATTCGCAGCATCATTTGCTAAAAAGATTGACTTACCAATGTTTTGCTCTCCTACATAAACTACTAAGGAACCATCTTTATCATAACCTCCGTTAAGTACTCTATCTAAAAAATTATAACCTGAACTTACTTTTACCCTGTCTTCGCTATAGTGATCATCTGCATTAAAGAAATCTAACCCAATATCTGAATTAAATGTAATTGCATTTCTATCATTGATTAGGGTCTTTACCTTAGAAACTATATTGTCAACATTCTCTGGCGAAACATCTGTAGTTTTTACGTACTCGATCGTATCCATTAAAGTGCCTTCAAAGTTTCTCCACTTGATCCAAGATTCCATGGTTTGTGTTAACCACTCTTCATCATATTGTAATAGATCTACTCTATATAGAAGCTCTACAATATTCTCATCAATTTTACCTTTGATTTTAGGGGATTTAGTAAGAACAACCATTTGATCAACAGATGGAGTCTCATGGAATTTAGCATGAAATTTAGAAGCTAACGTATGTAATATTGCTATGTCGTCTGAAGTATAGAAAGATCTGTCGATTGTTTCAAAATACTTAGGCTTAGCAAGAGATAATTTAAAAAAAATCTTTTCAAAGTCTGCTCCGAATTTCATATTTATTTGTTTTTATATACAAGTTATACCAATATAAATTGGTTAGTTTCAATCTTATTCTAGTATGATATGGCCTTGTCCAACTGACCAAGGCTCTTCTGCCCATACATTAATTGCAATTGCACCTCTAGTTCCTTTGGTAACCTCAGAAACGCCGTGAACTACTTCACCTGGATTAAATATAACTAATCTGTTTGATCGGGTTTTAATTACCTCTGGGCTGTTTTGTTCTCCGTCTGTATAGATATGTAAGTCTCCTCCTTCAAATTCAAATCCCGGAGGATAATATACACATCCCAAGATAGGAAACATTCTTTGACCTTTTTGCTGTCTTAAATGTACATCATCATCCATGTGTAATTCCAAGTAGTTTCTACGACCTTCTATCTCTGTTGATTGTAAACCAGTCCAGTGCTCAAATCCATCGATTACACCTCCTGTTTTTATTGGTAGATTATCTCCCCATATATATTTAATTAACCTCTGTTTAACATTGCTGGGTTCAGAGTTCCACCATCCTTTATAATACTTATATTGTCCCGTAGGAATATAAAAGTTAGGATCTTCTTGTATCTCTTTTATTAGTGATTCGTCTTTAATAAAGTCGTCAAATACTGCTATCATTTGTATGGATTTATTTTTATTTCGTATGTTTCTTTTCCTTCTTCAAATTTGATTTGATCTAACAAACCTAATTGAATTCCTCTTTTTAATCCTTCAGAGGCGTTCTCAGTGTTACCTTTACTATGATATTTCATTAAGGCATGTCGTGTGAATGTTTCCTTTTGTCTGGATGGATTCTTTACGGCTTCAGTAATGAATATGTATAGAATATCAAAGGCATCAGGGAAAGCTTCTAACTTATCCTGGATGCCTAAAATATATTTTATTGGTAATTTATCTTCGTTGATTGTATAAACGTCTGCTTTCATTATGATTCTACGGTATCGTTTAGCATCTCTTCAATGTCTAAAGAACTTGATTCTGAATTATAATTAAATAAAGGCTTAATGTGTATTTCAATTCTTTCTAATACTTCTCTTGTAAATACCTTATCTGTAAAGAATTCTTTATTTGGAACTGCTTCATCTAAGTGTTCACAAATCCATCCTCTTGCCGTTGCTTTAGGAACTTTCTTTCCTTTTTCAATTGAGCCTTTAGTAACTCCACATATTTCCCATGTTGCATAATTTTCTAATCCAACATAAGGATTCATACCTTCACTAAAGTTTAGGTGGAATTTAATTGGAGTTGGTTTTGCAAAACGATTCTTTGTAGGTTTTGCAGTTACAATAATACCAACTTTATCAGCTCCATCTTTTAATTGTGCCTTATTTAACATAAGTACTATTGATGCTGCATATTCTGGACCAGTTCCTCCACCTGCAATTTGCATTGGGATAAACGATTGAGATTGGTATGTGTGATTTGTAAATATAAATGGAATCTTTAAATCTGCTAATGGCGTCATTATAATTCTAAATATAGATTTTAAGATCTTTGAACGAGTCATATCTGATTTTTCACTACCAGATGCCGCATCGTCAATTTCTTTTCTTGTTGCTAAGTTACCTGCAGAATCTAAGATGATCATAAGCTTTGGAATCTTTCCGCCGTTTCTTTTGATCTCTTGCATCTTTTGAGTAATTGTTGTAATAGAAGTTCTGAAATCTTGAACAGTATTCATTGGTTGATAATTTACCTTAGTAATATCAATACCAAACTTAATCATTTGTTCTTTATCTACAGCTGCTTCTGAATCATAATAGATTATGCTATAACCCATGTTGATTGCTTCTCTTACAGAGTTTAATGTAAGGAATGTTTTACCAGTTCCTGAAGGACCTGCAACTGAACACGATCTGTTGTTTGGCCATCCTCCGAAAAGGGAACCCGATACACATGCATTTAAGTGATAGTTTCCGGTAGGAATCCATTCAGTAACTTCACTGAAATTTGATTGATCCATCACGGATCCTAGTGGATTTAAATTTGCTAATTCATTATTTAAATCGTTAAATGTAAAATCTTTTTTAGCCATTGTCTTCTTCTTTATTTTTATCTTTGTTTCTCATTTTACCAAGAGTTTCTATAAGATCTGCAGTTTCTTCCTGAATATCAGACATCTGTGCTTTTAAAATCTTTAATCTCATATAAACTTTTTGATAATCTTTAACTTGTAGTTGTTGTTCTACTGTTAGTTCTTCTGTAATTTTTTTAGGATCTATTTCCATAATTGCTTAAGTCGTCAAAAATTGTTATTTGTTTATCATCGTTTAGTGTTTTCTTTTCTACTACAGATTCTATCTTATTAACTAAAGATCTAATTGAATCTCCTAAACTCATATTATTAGGGGTTGATTTAACAATACCCAATACTGTTTCGTAAAATGTTGGTTTCATATTAAAATAATGATGTTGAATAAATTAAGTTTCTGTTTAGAGTTTGAAGACTACATGCCTTCAATACTCTATTTAGTGGATCAATTACACTTTTCTCAAATTGTATTTCATAATCAACCTCAGGCGCTATTTCATAAGGGTGATCTCCTGGCATATACGCGAACATATCTGATGTTGTTGTTTTACAGTGGTATAATTTTAATTTCTCGCCATTACCAATCATCTTATACTTGTTCTTGTATTTTGGATTGGTATTCATTAAGAAATTATAGAATCCTGCTGCTTTTACATTCGGAGGACACTTTAATCCAATTTGAAATTCAATAGTATCATCTACAATATACTTTTCTATATTATTGGTTCTCTTATTGAAAGCTATTTGATCTATATCTGCTAACTTAAATTCTTTTTTACATTTCTTTAAGTAGTCAACCAGCTTTTTTAATAAAGCGGCGGTTGGTTTTTCAGATAAAACTAATTGTAAAGCTTCAGTTAAATGCTTACGTGCTAATGCTGGGGTTGAACTTTGTATCGTATCAAATCCTATTGTTTTAATCTTTTTTAGAGAAGGATATCTATCATCTTCATCTAATTTATCCTCCCATGCGATATTCTGTAAGTATTTCTTCTTAGCTAACCAGATTCCAGAGTATGCTATAGTTTCCATGTCAAAATACAAGAAATTATCTGTATTTGTTGTTTCAGCATATTTTGCCATACACTTGGTAATATAGTCTTTGATTCTAAAATTGTATAGTTCCATAATAAACTTATCAATTGCCATCTTTTCTCCAAGCCATTCAATAGATTCATACATTTCTTCAAACTGAACATAACAAGAATCTGTATCGATATAAACAACTGATGGTCTAACTAATCTGCCTTTAACATTAATATTTAAATGTTCATGTGCTGCAGTATCTTTAGGCCAGAATTCTTGGAAGTATTTGTTTAGTATCTTTTCAGAATATAGAATTGCAGATTGACCTTGTAAGGTAATTGACTCTGCGATTTCTATATCGAAGAAGTGAAACCACTTATTTCCAAATGCACCATAAATAGAGTTTAACGTTACTTTAACTGCTTGCTCATATGCCGTATATTTCGCCGACATTTGCTCATAGTGTGCAATTAGCGATTGAGTTTCCCCAGGCGTAAGCTCTGTTTCTGGCTTTTCTATTAGTTGTTCAATTCCGATCATTTATGCTCCAGTGTTACATGTTGCAATAGTTAAAAGTGTTTCAGAGTCGTTTGACGACATAACAACACGATTATCTAATACATTAGCTGTATAATCTTCTTTGTCTAATAATGATAAGTATTTTTTGAATAAAGTTACTTTTTTACCTCCGTCTCCTTCAAAGTCTGGTGTAACTAACATATTGTAAGTATTACCTGTTAACTCTACTCCTTTCGTACTTGCTTCGATTGAGAAAGTTTCTTCTTTATCTAAGCCGAATAGATTTTTAACTTTACTTAGGGTACCGTATTCCAAATCAAATTTAAAACTAGCATCATCTACATTAAATATAGTTGATATTTGAGAATCGGTAAGATCTTTATATCCTAAAGATGGCTCAGAACATGCTAATTGAATTTCTAATTCGTCATTAAAGATACGGAAGCTAGTTGCTACGAAATCTTCATCGTTTTCTAAGAATTCAATTTCACCTTGAATTGAGTCATACTCAAATTGCTTAAACGCATCTGTTAATTTCTGCGCATCAAAGAAAGCTACCTTTAACTCCTTTGTTGTAGTGATTGTGCCTTCTTCTATTTGAAAAACTTGGCTAATTGGAAGTCTGTGATGTTTCACAGCATCTCTTTGTGGTAAATAAGCAGAAGCTTGAATAGTCCCACCTTTAATTTTAAAATAAACGAAAGAATCGATTACCTTCAGTCTGTTAATGAAGTTAATAAAATTAGTCTGATCTACTTTTTGAATCGTAATTTTCATTTTTTGTCTTTAGATTTAATACAATGTTATTTATAGGTATTATAACAAGAAATACGATAAAGTTTCATAAATAAAAAAACCAGGATTGAAGTCCTGGTTTAGTGTAGTGTATTGGTGAAATATTAAAATTTAAATTTCTTTTCTTTCATAACTTGTTTTATTAATTTCTTAGCAGTGGCTTCATATCCAGGTGCTCTGAAAGATCCTCCGATTTTATCAGCTTCTTTAGCGATATATTCTATTAACTCAACAGTCATAAATCTAACATCAGCCATGAAGTTTTCAGCCTCTTCGTCTTCATCATCTGAAATAGTTCCGTCAGCATTTTTTTCATCAACTCCTTGTATACTTGATCCGTATGATGCAATCCATTCTTCTCTAGACATGCCTGCTTGATCAGCTTGCATTTGTAAGTGGTCTTGCCATTCGTTTAAATCTTTAACGTGTTTCATACTTGTTTTGTTTATTTTTATTAGTCTATATATCTAAATAAAAATGGGGTAAGAATAGTAGCGAACTTTTTCTTACCCCGTGCCGTTAACTAAAACGGTCCTAAACCCAGTAGTATTTCATACTGGTCTATTTTTTATCCATCACATGCTTGGCAATCTGGATCGGTTGCCTGTGCTGCTATATCTCCTCGTAATACTGATTCAGTTCTCATATAGTATAGGGTCTTAATTCCTTGCTCATAAGCTTCTAAATGTACTTTATTAATAAACTTAGGTTCTG